GATTTGCAAAAATTAGATTTTGAGACGAGAGATTTTGCTAAAGCAGTTGAACATTCTCTGAACGTAGACATGATTCAAAACGACAAGACTAAAGAAATTGTCTCATCTACTGAGAACAATTCAAAGATCTTCCAGATCATGTTAAACTGTCTTCGTAAGAAGAGAGATCCAGAAAGAACTAATGATATTTTGACTCCTATTATCATTTCAGATTTCAATAAATTGATAGATAAGATCAAGGAGATCACCGAAAAGAAAGACTCTTCAGAGTTCAAGACTTTTGGCGATTATCTTAGCAATAAGAAGCTTATGGAAAGCATCTTCAGCGAACCTGAACAAGAGATCAAAGAATCTCTGATCAAAAAAGAAGTAAAAATAGAACTACTATAATGAAGCACGTAAAATTATTCGAAGACTTCCTCAACGAAAAAGGTCTTTGGGACAATGTCTGGGCTAAAAGAAAGAGAGGTGAAAAGCCCGCTAAGCCAGGGCAAAAGGGCTATCCAGATGAAAAGTCTTGGGATGCTGCTAAAAAGAGTGACGAGAGCGTAAATGAAGGTAGAATAGTAACTAAGCGTAAATATACTGAGAATTATCCAGCTAAACATGTCTATTCAAAGGCACATGTTAGAAATAAAGTCCTTGAACTTTTAAAGGCTGGAAAGGTGACAGAAGAAGATTTCTTCTCAGCGATTTCTGGCGCAGGAGCTCCTAGAAAATGGATTCAAAGAAATAGTCAATATTTCAAAGTAGAAGAAGAGGGCGGAAAAAGACTCTACTCTTTATCTGGTAAGGGACATGTAGTTGCTAATTCTCTACAAGAAATCAAAGAATCCGTAGAAGTTGATGATGATTCTTTAGATACTGATGATATTTATGACGAGCACGGAATTGAAGAAAACTTGATCATAGATCCTCTAGACATCACTAAAGATGTTTTCTACGTGAGCATCAACGGTAAGACTTATGGATATGGTCCTAAAAACGGTGGTAATACCGAAGACTTGGCTAGATCATTCAAAGGAATGCTCAAATATTCTGCGGGAAGAGCCTTAGCATGGTTGAAGAAGAATTCAGATCTAGTATCTGGCAGCACGAAAGTTTTAGCTGAAAGTTTAGCACCTGGTCAAGAGACTTTACAAATGACTATAGTTGCAGCAATTTCTGATGCGTTAGAAAGCTTAGGCGATCATATCAAATCTATCGGTATTATCAGACCAGAATACAATTCATTTGACGTAGCAGTACACTATAAAGATGGTAATTACGACGAGTTTTCTTTCCATGTAGAAGGAGGCAATGTCATTCTTTCTGATTTCACTTTTAGCAAGATGATCGCTAAGAAGGGAGATTCAGAAAGCGTCATCGCTAAGAATTTCAAGAGCCACTTCCAACAGCCAATTAACAAGCTTCATGAATCAAAAGAAGAAGTTCTAACAGCTAAAGACAAAGAGTGGGTTAAATCTCTAGGTAACAACAAAGTAGAATATAACGATCAACACGGCAGTGGGGATCATACTCTTTCTGCTATTTTATCTCTTATGGCAGGTGGGACGCTTAAATGGGGAGGTGCTGCAGATTTCGGGTTTGACCATGTAGACATGTATGATGAGGAATCTGGCAGAACAGTTCTTCCAGGCGCGACTGCCGGTAAGTACACTTTCAGCCAACTTCTAAATAAGGCTAAAACATTAGTTAAGAAATAAATACATCATGCCAAGTACATCAAAATCACAACAACGCCTCATGGCTCAAGCTTATGCTCTTAAAAAAGGAGACCTTGAACCATCTGACATTAAGCCTGAATATAGAAAAGAGATTGAAGACGTTGCGAAGGGAATGACCCAGCAGCAACTGAAAGACTTTGCTTCTACGAAACATAAAGGACTTCCGGAAAAAGTAAAAAAGACTAACGAAGACGCGATGGCTAGTCCGGGTAACGTAAACGGCATGGGAGCAGTTGCACTTCCAGGAAACCCTGGAACTTCTAACGCTTTCCCTGGTCAAAAGGTCGGATCTGGAGACATTCCAGCTGGTCGTAGAAAAAAGAAAAAGAGTGACAATCTGAAAAAACCGGTTCTAGTTAAAATGTTCGAAGAGTTTCTTTTCGAAGCTTTCATCGAAGATCCAGCAATCAAAGAATCAATCGGAGATTTCTATGAGCTTCAAAACGAGATTAAAGAATTAGAAGCACAATTAGAAGAGAAGAAATTACAATTCAAGCAATTCGAAGGCGACATCAAACCGATGTTAGATGGAATGAAAGAAGTCGGAGATAAACTCGCTCAGACTGAAGAATACGTGATCAAGGTATCTCGTTTTGGTGGAGAGAGAAAAGACGCTTCTTACAAGACTGCATTCGAAAGCGCTCTTACCAAAGTAAATGCAGCGACTAGAAGAGTTTTAGAAGATGCTTTAGACGCAAGCAAGAAGATCACAAACGTAAAGCATAGCTTCAATATCGATAAAATAGTAGCTGAAGCATCTATCTTTGATAGAATCAAAGATGCTATCAAATCTGCGATCTCCAAAGTTCTTGGAGTATTCAAGAAAGAAGGCAAGACTATTGATGATGCTAACAATGAATTAAAAAGAATCGTACGATAATTCCCCGCTATGGTCTCAGTATCATAGCTCTGCTCCTACTGGGAGTCTAAAAGAGGACCTAAAAAGTCCTCTTTTTCTTTGAAACAACTTAACATTGTTCTCTATAAACTATGTAAAGAAAAACATACATGGCAAATATAGACAATAGCTGCGCACAATTAGAAATTGAAGATCTCTACAGTCAATCAAAAGACACTCTCGGTGATATTCTTAATCTACAAACTGATACACAGAAAAATGTATATGGTTATGATTTTGAAAATATGAATCTTCGTGAAATTATGAATTTTTGGCATATGAACGAGCACGCACTGATCGATGAAATGCACGAAGCTGCAGACGCATTAGGCGGCATCAAAGACGGTTCAGGTAATGCAATCTGGAAGAGATGGAAGAAAGACTATTCTTCTTATGAAAATAAGAAATTTTCAGATCTTTCTGAAAATGACCAGATGGAATGTAAATTTGAGATAATCGATATGCTTCACTTCTTTATGAACTACGCTACTTCTATTGGAATGACATCTCAGGAAATGTACAACATGTATATGAGTAAGAACAAAGAAAATAGAGAAAGACAAAAAAGAGGTTACTAAAGAGAAACATTCGGAAGAAGCTCCCTAAAATAAGAACATGCTACTTGATATACAACAGAGGGGAACAAACCTCACAATTTCATACTACGACAAAGACGGAAACACCAATTATAAGCAATATAAAATAAGTCAGGTTGCCAATTGGGAAGTATGTGGTGATAAAGATAAGAACAAATCAGATAAATTCACAAACTGGGATGGCAGGCCGGTCAAAAGAGTAGCAGCAAAAGGTTTAGACAAATATTCTTTAATTCAATTCATAGATGAACTTTCATTCGAAGAGACTGAAGAGATCTTTGGTTATAATTTACCAAAGACTTTTTTCGTGGATATCGAGGTTGAAGTTAAAGATGGATTTCCAGAAGCCGAAAGAGCTGATACTCCGGTAACTACAATCGCAATCGTAACTCCAAATGCTCAAGCAATAGTACTAGCAACTGGAGATCTCGCACAAGATCAGCAGAAGAAAATTCAAAAAGACGTAGATGAATACTTTAAAGATACTGGAGTAAGATTCAGTTTTGTCTATAAGAAATTCGATTCAGAATACGATCTTCTCTATACTTTCTTTAAATCTTTCGTTTCTAAATTTCCGATGGTCACCGGTTGGAACTTCATTAATTTTGACTGGAAATATCTAGTCAATAGAGCTTCTAAACTTGCAATCGATCCAGCAATATCAAGTCCGGTCGGAGAACTTTGGGGAAAAGAGAATCTTCCTCTCCATGTTGGAATGATGGACTACTTGGAACTTTATAGAAAATGGGATCGTTCAGATTTCATTAAAGAAAATTTCACTCTAGATTCTACTGCCGAAGCTGTGGTAGGACTTAAGAAGATCAAGTACAACGGTACAATACAAGATCTGTACGAAAAAGAATACACTAAATATGTCTACTATAATGTAGTCGATACTTGTCTCGTATATCTTATCCATCAAAAGTTAAGAACTATGGACATTGCATTGACTATCGCGACTATGTGTAGAATAGGAATTTACAAGGCAGCAAGCCCGGTGGCGGTGACTGAATCTATGTTATGTAGAAAGTTCTTGGAGCAGAACAAGGTCATGGCTAAAGACTTTGTCGAAGACCAGAAGAAAGATGCACAATATGCAGGAGCTTATGTTAAAGCTCCAGTCGTAGGAATCCACAGGGCAGTAGCCTGTTTTGACTTTGCTTCTCTATATCCTTCGATTATGAGACAAATTAACATCAGTCCAGAGTCTTTCATCAAGAAGACAGATCCGGTGGCAGCACAGAAAGAAAAGGCACCAGATAAGATCGTATCGGTAACTGGGGCTATCTATAAGAAAGAAGATTCTATCCTGAAGAACATTTTGACTGAACTTTACACTAATAGAAAGGTGTACAAAGGTAAGTCGAAAGATTACCAGATAGAAGCTGACAATCTTAAAAAGGAAATTCAAAAACTTAAAAACGAGCTGTAGTTTTGATCTTTGAAAATGGCACATGAAAATATATAGACTACCTATGCAGCTATGTGTCCCACATATCAAGACTAACTCTGTCCTCTTCATAAGAAAGAGGACTTTTTTATCATATTCAAAACCAAAAAAATAAAGAAATGGAAAAGATTCTTAGGGAGGAACCCAATCGATTCGTGCTTTTTCCCATAAAGCACCAAGACATCTGGCAGATGTACAAAACAGCAGAAGCTACCTTCTGGACAGCTGAAGAGATAGATTTAGCGCAAGATCTAGTAGACTGGAGAGAGAAGTTGACAGAAGACGAGAAGCATTTCATCAAACACGTTTTGGCATTCTTCGCAGCATCAGATGGCATAGTTAATGAGAATCTTGGAGTTAATTTTTTGGCTGAAGTACAATATGCAGAGGCTCGTTGTTTCTATGGCTTTCAGATCATGATAGAAAACATTCACTCTGAAGTATATTCATTGTTGATAGACACTTACATCACTGATAGTGAAGAAAAAGATTATCTTTTCAACGCAATAGACACAGTACCTGCAGTAAGTAAAAAAGCTGCATGGGCTCTTCGCTGGATCAACAGTCCTGAATTTACCGAAAGACTTGTTGCATTCGCAGCAGTAGAAGGTATTTTCTTCTCAGGCAGTTTCTGTTCGATCTTCTGGTTGAAGAAGAGAGGATTGATGCCAGGACTTTCTTTCTCAAACGAACTTATTTCTAGAGACGAAGGAATGCATACTGATTTTGCATGTCTCCTCTATGCTAACCACGTCGAAAACAAATTAAGCCGTGAGAGAGTCTTAGAAATTTTGGATTCAGCTCTAACTATCGAAAAAGAATTTATCACTGAAGCCCTTCCGATTAGATTGATTGGAATGAACGCAGATTTGATGAAGCAGTATCTTGAATTTGTAACTGATAGACTTTTAGTTTCTTTAGGTTATGAAAAAGAATACGGATCTAAGAATCCTTTTGACTTCATGGAGAATATCGCGCTTGAAGGCAAGACAAATTTCTTTGAGAAGAGAGTCGGTGAATACCAAAAATCAGGAGTCCTTAACAAATCAAATGAAAACGAGACTTTCTCGTTTGACGCAGATTTTTAAAAAATTAAAAGATAAATGTACGTAATTAAAAGAGACAACAGTAAAGAACTCGTGAAATATGATAAGATCACGAACAGAATTAAAAAACAGACTTATGGCTTAAATTCAGACTATGTAGACGCTTTAGAAGTAGCTAAAAAAGTTATTCAAGGTGTCCATGACGGAGTAACAACTGTAGAATTAGATAATTTAGCAGCTGAAACGGCTGCAAGTATGACTTCAATCCACCCAGACTATTCTATTTTAGCTTCTAGGATTGCAGTTACTTCACATCATAAAGGAACTAAAAAATCTTTCTTTGATACTATCAAAGACTTATATGAATATGTAGATCCAAAGACAGGTGAAAGCGCAGGGATGATCAGTGATGAAGTTTTTAAATTCATAGAAAAAAATAAGAGTGCAATTGAAGAAGCTATCAATTATGATAGAGATTTCAATTATGACTATTTCGGATATAAGACTCTCGAAAGAAGTTATCTCTTGAAAATGTATGGTAAGCCAGTAGAAAGACCTCAACACATGTTGATGAGAGTTGCATGTGGTATCTGGTACGGTAATTTAAAAGAAGTTTTAGAAACTTATGAATTGCTTTCTCAAGGTTCTTTCACTCATGCTACTCCTACTTTATTCAATGCTGGAACTAAGAGACCTCAATTGTCTTCTTGTTTCTTATTGATGATGAAAGATGACTCGTTAGAGGGAATCTATAAAACTCTAGCTGATAGCGCAATGATTTCTAAGAATGCTGGAGGAATCGGAATTCACATTCATAATGTCAGAGGTAAAGGTTCTTACATTAAAGGGACTAACGGTACTTCTAACGGTTTGATCCCAATGTTAAAAGTATTCAATGAAACTGCAAGATACGTAGATCAAGGTGGTGGAAAGAGAAAAGGTTCTATTTCTATTTACTTGGAACCTTGGCATTCAGACATCATGGATTTCTTAGACTTAAGAAAGAATCACGGTAAAGAAGAAATGAGAGCAAGAGACTTATTCCTTGCGATGTGGATCCCAGACTTATTTATGCAGAGAGTAGAAAATGACGCAGATTGGACTCTATTTAGTCCAAGCGAAGCTCCTAATTTACATGAGACTTATGGTGATGAATTCGAAGCTCTCTATGAAAAATATGAGCAAGAAGGTAAGGGTAGAAGAACAATGAAGGCTAGAGAAGTATGGCAGAAGATCTTAGAATCTCAAGTAGAGACTGGAACTCCTTATATGCTTTACAAAGATGCAGCTAATAAGAAGAATAACCAAAAGAATCTCGGAACTCTTCATGGAAGTAACCTATGTACAGAGATCATGGAATATACAAGCGCAGATGAAACCGCAGTATGTAACTTGGCTTCTATCGCACTTCCTAAATTTGTCGATTATCCACAAGCTAAAAAGCACGATAAGAATAAAAGAACTTTCAACCACCAGAGATTATATGATGTGACTTATCAAATCACTAAGAATTTGAACAGGGTCATTGACGTAAACTACTATCCAATTCCAGAAGCTAAGAACTCTAACATGAGACATAGACCAATCGGAATTGGTGTACAAGGCATGGCTGATCTTTTTGCTATTTTAGGTCTACCTTTCACTTCTGAAGAAGCTAAGAAGATGAACAGAGAAATATTCGAGACGATCTATTTTGCTTCTCTTACTGCATCTAAAGACTTAGCTAAAAAGGAAGGCCACTATGAATCATATCCAGGAAGTCCAATCTCACAAGGCATTTTCCAATTTGATATGTGGGGAGTGACTCCAACTACACGTTGGGATTGGGACAGTCTTCGTAAAGAGATCTTAAAAAGTGGAATTAGAAATTCTCTTTTATTAGCTCCAATGCCAACTGCATCTACTGCGCAAATTCTTGGAAATAATGAAGCATTTGAAGCATTCACTTCTAACCTTTATAAGAGAAGAACTTTAGCAGGAGAATACACGATCGCTAATAAGTATTTAGTTGAAGATCTCATCGAAAGAAATTTATGGAGCGAAGAAATGAGATTGACTCTTATCGCTAGCAAGGGATCAGTATTGGGGATTGAAGAAATACCAAATGAACTGAAAGAAATTTACAGAACAGTTTGGGAAATGAAACAGAAGGACATAATTGATATGTCGGCTGACAGAGGTGCTTTCATTTGTCAAAGCCAGAGTCTTAATTTATTCATTGAGAATTGTAACCCTGCTAAATTGACATCTGCTCATTTTTATGCATGGAAAAAAGGACTCAAGACTGGCATGTACTATTTAAGAACTAAAGCAGCAACTGAAGCGATCGCAGGTCTAGGTGTAGACTTCGATGCAATTAAGAAAAAACATCCGGCAGATAAACCTCAGGTTGTAGTAGTAGAAGAAAAGACCATGCAAGAAGCGATGGCCTGTTCTTTAGACAATCCTGATGCATGTGAAATGTGCAGTGGATAAATTTTTCGTTTTCGTAAGGAATTACTAAATTTGTAATACAACCAAAAAAATCATTTTTATGAGCGCAACTTTTGAAAAAATCCAAGAATTGGTGAAGAACACACAAGATGACGTGGATAAGTTCTTTGTAAAAGGTAACAAAGCAGCAGGTACCAGAATTAGAAAATCTATGCAGGAATTAAAAACTCTTGCTCAAGAATTAAGACTCGAAGTTCAGAATTCTAAGAAGGAATCTGATGCTACCGAAAAATAGTTTGAAAGGAGGTAGTAAACTTGCATTTACTCCGAACCCGGTCTTAGACCGGGTTTTTTTTGCCTAAAGATGAAACACTGGACACTTTTCTTATAAAATATTAAATCAAATTGTAAAAATGGAACTCAAAATCAAAAAAATTAATGCGATCGAATTTCAGGCTTTCGTGAAAAAGCTTTTATCGATCGATAAGTTCATCTTCATCAAGTTGTCAGGTGACCAAGTTACATCATCAGTTTACCTTCCTCAGAAGGACGCGGTAAAACTTACTTCTGTAAAGACATCTGAGATCTTTGAATTAGGTGATGCTCCGACATCTCCAGTCAAGATTTCTTTCTTTAACGGTAACAAAGTAATTGATGCTCTTTCTCATTTCGGAGAAGAAATATCTGCAAAGATTTCTTATCAAAAAACAGGAGATGATTTCGTAGCTACTGACTTTACAGTGGAAGATGAAAACTTGAAGATCAATCTTTATTGTGCAGATCCAAGTCTTAATTTCATGGAAATGACAGATGATGAGATCAAAAGAGCTTTCGGAGCTCCTGGTAAAGTATTCAGCTTTGAATTGTTAACTGTACATGTTGACAAAATGAAGTCTCTCTTTAAATTGGAAGATGACAAAGAACTCTTCAAGTTTAAGATTTCTGACAAAGGAGTACATGTGGCTGGAGATCGATATGATGCAGTTCTTACGCATCAAGTAGAGACTTTCTCAGATGAATTAACTGAAGTCAGTATCTACAAAAAGTACATTCCGATTCTCGATAAGGAAAACTATAAAGTCATCGTATGCGAGAATAAAGTAATTTTCAAATCACTTGATACTAACACAGTTCTTACTGTGGCAGTAGCAATCACAGACGATAATGAGTAAAAGAGAACAACTAGCTGAGCTACAACAGAAACTCGCGGAAGTAGAATTTGAAGCTCAAAAATATTACAACTTTGAACAGGCTGTAAAATTGATGTTGAACTCTATTTACGGAGCCTTCGGTAACGAATGGTTCTATTTCTTCAATGTAGATATCGCAGAAACTATCACCTTACAGGGACAGGATGCGATACTCTACACTGAAAAAATGATCAATAAGTACTTTCAGGAATTCTGGCCAAAAGATAAAGAAGTCCATGATAAGATGGGCATCACTTCTGCAAAGCCTGTTAAAAAACCGATAGTCATTTACATTGATACAGATTCTTGTTATTTAAGCTTCCAGGAAGTTTTAGAAAACTGTGATTGGAAAGGAAGCGAAAAAGACTTTGTCTTACAACTCTATGAAAATAGACTTGCAGATTTCAACAATAAGATATTAGAGAAATATGCAAAAGATCTTAATGCTGATAACTTCTTGAATTTTGAATTGGAGACAGTAGCTAAAAATGCGATCTGGTTAGCGAAGAAAAAATACATGCAGAACATCGTATGGAAAGATCCAAATATCCATTACGAAGAACTCAGCAAGATATCAGCTAAGGGATTTGAGATCATTCAATCTAGTACTCCACAGTTTGCTAGAACTAAACTTAAAGAAGTTCTGAAATTCATCTTCTCTGTAGATGAAGTTAAATTAGGAGACATCGTTAATCTATTGAAAAAAATCAAAAGAGAGTTTAAATTAGCTAATACTGAACATATAACTTTCAATGTCAGAATTAATAACTATAAGAAATACATTATCTCTGACTACGATCATTTTGAAATAGCTTCAGGATGTCCAATTCATATCAGAGCAGCAGGTTATTATAACTATCTTTTGAACAGCAGCAAATACAAGAACAGATATAAGACTCTTACCGATGGTGAGAAAGTAAAATATTACATCAGCAAAGATAAGAGCTGCAACGTCTTTGCATTCCCTCCAGGTGATTATCCAGTTGAATTTGCACCTAGCGTAGATCATGATCTACAGTTTGAAAGATGCATCATAGATCCTATCAATAGAGTTATTGATGCAATGGGACTAGGAAAGCTAGACAGAAATCTAGTTTATTCTTCCTCAGTCTTCTAAACGAAACAAAACACCCGTTCCCAATACAATAACTAAATAAAAGAATTATGTCAGCTAAGACCTTTACATTTGACGATCTGAATAAAGAGCTCTCTAAAATATCCACTTATGGTGATACTTTAGATAAAAGCGAAGTAAGTCAGGTTGATCACTATATCAGCACCGGAAATTATGCATTGAATGCCGCACTTACCGGATCAGTATTCGGAGGATTTCCAAATAACAGATCAGTAGCATTAGCAGGACCTTCTGGAACTGGTAAAACCTATCTCATTTTAAACGCAGTTCGTGAAGCACAAAAGCTCGGTTACTATATTGTCTATTATGATTCTGAGAACGCAGTAGATAAAAGCTTGGTTGAAAAGTTTGGAGTAGATCCATCTAAGTTGCGTTATGAACCATGTAATACTGTTCAAGAGTTTAGATCTAGCGTTACTAACCTAACTAAAACACTTTTGGACGCAAAGAAAAAAGGTGCTGAATTACCGAAGGTTCTAATTGTTTTAGATTCTGCTGGTAACTTAGCTACTCAAAAGGAAATTGATGATGCTGCGTCTGGATCAGATAAATCAGATATGACTAGAGCTAGATTGTTAAAATCTACTTTCCGTATCTTGATGACTCAAATGGGACTTTGCAAGATTCCGTTTCTTTTCACTAACCACGTGTACCAAACACAAGATCTTTTCAGCAAGACTGTAGCGGGTGGTGGTACAGGACCAGAATATTCTGCATCTATCATTCTCTTCTTACAAAAAGCTAAATTAGCAGAAGGTACTTCATCAGGAATTATCGTTACAGCAAAACCTAACAAAAATAGATTTGCTAAACCGACACCGGTAAAATTCTGGATCGATTTCAATAAAGGCATGAACCCTTATGTAGGATTGCAAGACTTCATCAGTTGGGACAATTGCGGAATACAAAGAGGAAGATTGATTGGTGAAAAAGACTACGGCAAGCTTTCTGAGAAAGATAAAGAACCTTGTAGAAAACATGTTTACAAGAATGATAAGGGAGAAGACGTTACAGTTTATTTTCAACCTTCAGAAACTGCTCGTAAATTAGTAGTAAGACACTTAAATGATACTGTTGATTTGAACATGTTATTCAAACCAGAAGTGATCACTAAAGAAGTTCTTGAAGAATTAGATGAGAAAATAATCAAACCGACTTTCAGTTACGGAGTAGAAGAAGACTTTGGAGAGGAGCCTGAAACAATTTTAGCAACAGATCAAATAGCTGAAGAGCTTTCAGAAGAAAATGAATAATATCAATTGGGACAAAGTAAAGATAAAACATGTATTGGGTATAGCTAAAGATCTACCAGGCTATCCCGATCGTGATGACGTTATGTTTCATATCGTTAAAGAAATGGGGGATAGAAAAGATCCATCTTTCACAGATGTTCAAATATCAGCTCAGCTGAAAATAGACCAAGAGGAGATCAGACGTCTCCTCTTGATTCTTTCCGAAGATGGGAACCTCAAAATTACAAAATCTACAGAAGAAAAGATGATCGTAAAGGTCGCTAAAAATCCCTATCTGTAAACTTTTTGTACATTCCCGCATATAACTTCAAAATAAAAATAAATGGACCGTTACGGCGTAGACTTTGAAAAGATCTTTTTTCTGCACTTCCTCAAGAATCCTCTCTTGCTAGAGAAGGTCTATGAGGGATTTTTCAAGAACCCAGATATTGATCTCTTAGCAAAGGTCTCGAAACAGTTCATGAGAAAGTTTTCTGAAACTCCTTCCAAAGAACAACTTAAGATTCTCATTAAAGATATAAAGACAAAGAGACAGTTAGATGATGAGATAGTAGAAGCAATCTTCCAAACTGACATCAAAGAATACGATGAAGAATGGTTAAAAAGAACTTCAGAGGCCTGGGTTAAATGGCAATACTTCGATAAGAAACTCATATCGGTTGTAGAATATGTAAAGCTACAAGATGTAAGTCCGGACAATGTAGAAAGTGTAGTAGGCCATGCGATATCTCTTCTTAATGAAGGTTCTCTTTCCTTTGACAATAAATTTGGTTTGGATTTCTTTTCTCCAGAAGATCACTTACAATTAGAAGGGCAAAAGATACAATCAGGATTGACTTTCATAGATAGATTAACTAATGGTGGATACGATCCTAAATCTCTTATAGTTTATGCCGGTGAACAAAACGTCGGTAAATCTATTTGGATGGCAAATGATGCAGCTAATTTTGTTAGAATGGGTTACAACACAGTTTATGTAACTGCAGAGATGGCAGCTGTAAAAGTAATAAAGAGAATTGGAGCAAACCTATTAGGGATTCAGATGCATGAATATCAATCAAAGACTGCCGATAGAGATTTCATGAAGAGAAGATTGGAGAGAATATCAAATGGACTTTTACCTCCAGGTAAATTGTTCGTGAAAGAATTTCCAACAAGCCAAGCAACAGTTTTGGAAATAGAGAATTTCTTAAAAGGACTAGAAGAAAAACAAGGGTTCAAGTTAAAAGCCATAGTAATAGATTACATCAACATCTTGGCAAATTACAGGAATCCGAATAGTGAGAATACTTATTTGAAAATAAAACAAATTGCAGAAGACTTAAGAGCAATGGCCGTTAGAAATGATTGGCTCATTGTAACAGCAACTCAGTTAACTCGTGGAGCTTGGGATGCATCGGAAGTCACTATGCAAAACATTGCGGAGTCTGCAGGTCTCGCACATACAGCTGATATGATGTATGCAATCATTCAAGATTCAATGATGCATGCATCTAGAGAATATTGGTTGAAGGTGTTAAAGATTAGAGATGGTGAAGGCAAGGGTTCAAAATGTAGATTCACTATAGACTACAACTACATGAAGCTCTCAGAGACTTCAGACATAATTCATAATCAATCATGATAGAAAAAGAGGAAAACGTATTTAGAGACGATGAACTAGAGGAAGATGATAACCCGGATATCTTCGCCGAAAAGGAAGAGCCTGTTTACGACGACGAGGAAGTCGAAGTAGATGGAGATGGTAAACCTCTTGCGCCGTTAAAGGTCAAGGTCGATAAGATCTTCGATAATACATTTGGTGAAATAGACAGCGAAAGCTACTCTAAAGTTAGCTTTTCGATCGATAGCAGCTTTCACTCTTATGACAACCCAGAAGAAAAGCTTTATGATAAACTTCTCTTCCAACAGATACACGGCTTAATAGAGAGCTCTAAGTTCTCTGTGCATAATTTAATCGATGAAAATTTAAAACATCGAAAATTGAATAAATTAGAGATGAACGAAGTATTCGGATATATCTCTGTGAGCTTACTTAACATTAGAAGAATCGATATTTTCTCCCATCTAACAGACTATTTCGATATTGCTCCAGCGAAATTCTATTCTTCCCTCTCTAACAAATATAAAAATGAACTGATCAACGAACTCGACAAGGCTACTAACATCTTGGAGAAAAAGAAGATCAGAAAATTATTTTAAGATGATGAAGTTTGAAGAACTAACCGACGACGACAAAAAATATCTCGCTGAAGTCTACTGGGACAAAGATCGTACTTACGATAGTCGCATGGCAGAATTGAGCGAGTTTTTAGGGAAGTCTGAAAGGACTGTCCAAGTGTGGCTTTCAAAATTAGGCATTACCGAAAAACAAGAAGAGTCACCGCAATTGATTGAAGCTCGTAAGAGAGTATTCGATCCTAAGAAAAAGAGATTCATTGTAACTTGGGCTCAAAATGATACCCCGGTACATGAAGCTTTTATCTCTAACATTGAAGCTTATGCAAAAGAAATAGATGCAAGCATTCATGTTATCGCAGGAAGATACAAAAACCCAACATCAGTTTTCACTGATAAGAATTTTGAGACTTGGTCTGAAAGAATCGAACAGTATTTAGATGCGGGTAGACATGAGATTCATAAACACATGTGGATCATGTCAGATGTAAAAATTCAGCCTACTGCGGTAGATCCTATGACTGGTCTACAGGGCATGAGCGGAATCAATTCATGTATCTTTGGTTCTCCTAAAGTACAATTAGAAATGATTCCAGTTCTTCAGGATACGATGCCAAAGATGATGATGACAACCGGAGCTTGCACTGTAAGAAATTACACTGATTCTAAATCAGGCAAAAAAGGAGAATTCCATCACACTTTAGGATTTGTGATTGTTGAAATAAAAGACAAAGATGTATTCTTCGCAAGACACGTGACGGCTGATATGGATGGAAATTTCTTCGATCTATTCTACAGAACTGAATATGATGTTAATAAAGGAAAAAGCGTACTTAGCTCTGTAACTTCTGCTTCTGCTATCGTACTCGGAGACATACACTATGGTCAACACGATCCAGTGGTTATCAAGAAGACTTTAGAACTCTTCAAGAAAATCAAACCTGACAACGTAGTATTACATGATGTTTTTGATGGAATGTCCATAAACCATCACGAAGAAAAAGATCCTTTCATCCAATTCAAGAAAGAGATGGAGGGCACTAACTCTTTAAAGAACGAGATAGATGCAATGTTGAAAGGATTGGAAGATTTCAAAGATTATAATGTCACTATTGTTAGAAGCAATCATGATGACTTCTTAGACAGATGGCTTAAAAATACAGACTGGAGAAAAGCTAACACCATGAAGAACTCGTTAGAGTACATGGAATATAGTTATTTGCTTCTCAGAGGCGAAGCTCCTAACGGCATCATTCCACATCTCATCAACAAGAAATTTCCAAAGATGAGAACTCTCGGGAGAAATGATAGCTTTGTGGTCAATGGCTGGGAATTAGGACAACACGGTGATGTAGGATCTAATGGATCTAGAGGGTCTCTATTACAATTTAGAAAATTGAACACGAAGATGGTAGTAGGCCATTATCATTCTCCAGGTAGAAAGGACGGAGCTTTATCAGTTGGAACTTCTACTACGCTCAGAGTTAATTATAACATGGGACCGAGCTCTTGGTTACAATCACACGTGATAGTTCACCGCGACGGTAAAGCACAACATATCAATTTCATTAACGGACAATTCACGACTTTCAAATGAAAATAAAAGCAAACAGGATCATCTTTACATCAGACTGGCATTTTGGCATCAGATCAAATAACCTCGAATGGTTTGAGATCGCTAAAGACTATTTTGAGAACTTCTTTTTACCCTGGTTAGAAGACAATGTAAAAGAAGGAGATGTCTTTTATTGCTTAGGCGATGTATTCGATAACAGACAAACCATGAACCTCATGGTCGCTAGTTATGCAATAGATCTATTTGAAAGAATTGGAAGAATACTTCCGGTATATGTTATAGTTGGAAACCACGACATCTATAGAAAGAACACTAACGATATTAGTTCTGTCGATATACTAAGACACATCAATAACGTAACAGTCTACAAAGAACCCGAAGTTCATGAGTTCAATAAGGCTAAATGTCTTTTGATGCCGTGGAGGAGAGATAAGAATCACGAAAAAGAAACTCTAGATTCTTATAGGAACATAGATTATGTTTTTTGTCATTCTGAAGTAAAAGGCCTAAGAGTAAATCCGAATCCTTATGTGGTACACGAAGGTGGAAATGATGTAGATATTTACAGGAGCTACAAAGGAATGTACTCAGGTCACATTCACTATTCTCAAAGAAATAAGAATGTCACTTTCGTAGGAAATATTTTTCAGATGACCCGTTCAGATCGAAATAACCCGAAAGGAATTTGGACATTAGAACCAGAAACTGGAGTCGAGACTTTCTTCGAAAACGATTACTCTCCAAAATTCATCAAATATGAGATTGAAGCTCTGTTCGATAAAACTATTGAAGAACTAAGAAAAGAGTTCAATAATAATTTCATCGACATCAAGGTAAGCAGATCTACATTCTCTAATTATAACGTGAGTCTTCTTTTAAATCTATTGGAAGGATCTGCCAGAAGTATTCAAACTGATGTCTATGAAGACGGTGAAGATGATGTTGAATTAGAAGACCAAGAAAACAGCGATTACGACATAATGAATATCTCGAGAAGATTCATCGATTCGAGTAATTATGACGAAAAAATAAAAGAAAGACTATTGAAAACTGTAGAGGAGCTCTACGAAAAGGTAAACCAAGAATGAGAATTTTAAGAATTGAATTTAAGAACTTTGCATCGTACGGTAATAAGATCCAGTATATTGACATGGAATCCGAGGGTTGTTTGCACCTCATCACTGGAAATAATGGTAACGGTAAAAGCACTCTAGCTAACATCATCAAGTTCTTATGTTACGGTAAAGTCGACGGTTTCACCAATTCAGATCTCCCAAACAGAATCAATAAGGAGATGTGGGGCAAGGTCTTTTTAGAAGCTAAAGGAAAGAAGATCGAAATAGAAAGAGGTTTAGCTCCATCAGTATTCAAAGTAAAGATTGACGGCGTAGATTTTGATCAAGCAGGAAAGAATAACGTCCAAGAATATTTAGAGGAAGAACTTTTCGGGATAAACGCCAATGTCTTTAAGAATCTCATCATATTATCTGTCAACGACTTCAAGTCTTTTTTGACAATGTCACCAGGAGATAAGAAGGGAATCGTAGATAAAATCTTCGGCTTTTCAGTTATCAATCAAATGTTAGAATTTGCAAAGAAGCAGAGAAGAGAAGTCAAGAGCAATATTAAATCGATAGAAGACGAACTTAGTGCTATTACAGAATCTATCTCGACTACGAAGCATAAATTAGCAATTTTAGAAAAGAATGCCAAAGAAGAAAATGCTGAGAAGATAGAGACTCTAAAGAGCAAATTATTAGAACTTAGCAAAGGTAAAGAGACTCTGGATAAAGCAAAAGATAAAATCAAATCTGAACAGATCTCTAAAGAAAATAGTCTTAAAGACGATAGAAAGGTTCTCATAAACAAAGAATCTGATAAGAGAAAATTAGAGAAAGAATTAGAAGTTTTTAAGAACGATCAATGCCCTACTTGTCACGCTGATCTAAATTCAGAATTTCACCAAGGGCTGAAAGAACAATTAGAAAAAGATAAGAGCACGATAGAAGATGAAGTAAAAGAGATCAGAGAGAAAGTATCTGCTGTAGAGAATGAGATCAAAGACATTAGAGCTAAAGAGACTAAAGTGATCCAGAAGATATCTGATCTGAACAATAGCATATCTAATTTCAAGAAAGAACTTCTTGAGATCGCAAAGAAGATCGATAAAGGTCAACATCAAGAATTTGAATCTCTCATCAAAGAATTCCAAACTAGAGAAAGAGAAAAGACTACATCTAAAACAGGATTGACTTCTGAAGATCATTTTTTAAGCATCTTAGAAAATATGCTCGGTGATGAGGGTATCAAAAATATGGCAATGAGAATGATATTACCTTCTCTGAATGCAAATATCACTCAAATGACGAGAAGATTAGGGATCCCATTCAACATATCTTTCGATAATAAGTTCGATTCTATCATTACACATCTAGGTGAAGAAGTTAGTCCAAAGACCTTAAGCACTGGAGAAAAGAAGAAAGCCGATTTTGCTATCATCATGGCTCTAATAAAAATGATGAAAGTTAGATTCCCAACTCTCAACGTATTATTCTTAGATGAGATTTTTAGTTCTGTAGACGGTGATGGAGTCTATCACATACTTGGCATTCTCAATGACACGATCAAAGAGGTCAAAATGAACGCTTTCGTGATTAACCATACAGTGTTACCTAGCGAATTGTTTGATAAAAAAATTGAGATAAGTAAAGTCTCAGGGTTTAGCGAGATATCCATCGAGGTCATCTCCTGACCTCTGGCAGATAGTATGATATTACAATAATCTTAGATTCTGATGTCGCTGCAAATAACGGAGTGATAAATAAGAAAAGAATCACATTACGTGTCAGCTTACAACGCAGAATTTAACAAAGACCTCTCTTTTCTGAGACATATCGTAGCAGCTCTTTTACATGAGCTGAACGACAAGATCTATTATTACAATGTGATAGATGAGGAGACTAAGCAAAAGATAAATGTACCCTTCTACTATTCAGTAACTGGTCAAGAACGTTTTCTCTTAGATAATTTTCTCTTCGATAATCAAGCAGAAGGTAAAGCAATAGGTGACTATGAAAAAGTACCTAGAGGCATCATTCAATTAGAATCTTCTGCAATAGATTCTGCAGCACTTATTAACAAGTTTGTAAGAACTCAAATCATTAGACCTTATAAAGGTCAACTAAAGACTTTTGCCTTGATGACACAGGCAATTCCAGTCATTCTTAATTTTACCACAACGATCGTAGTCAGTAACGCTATTGAACTATTCAAAATTACTGAATCACTAATCAGCAAGTTTTATAAGAACAATCTATTCTATGTAGATTACGGTGGATTTCAAGCTCAATCTAACTTTTCATTGCCGGAAGATCTTGCAAAAGAACAACCTTTTGAATATGGATTCACTGATAGAAAAGAATACAAAGTAGACTTTACCTTAGAAGTTAAAAGCTTCTTCTATGTTTTCGAAGATGGTCTTCTTCTTCCAGAAATTCCTATGCAGGTTCGTGAAACTCCCGGAAACGCGAAACTTGCGGGAGTTGGTGTATACAATGGTAATGGAATATACTTTGGAAACGTGATGGAGAGCATTAAAGCTACGATAGATGATTATAAGAAAGCGCCTTTCTCTGGAGAGAATAGCAACCAAGGCTATAATGCATTGGCTGATCCTACTGGAGGATATTCTCCAGCAGGTCCTTCATACGGCGAGGCTACTTCTAAACCTTCGGGACTTTCTGTTTCAGAATCGGCAGAAAGTAAACAATATAGAAGCGCTAATGCATCTAATACCGCAGGGCCTGATCTACTAAACTCTACTCAGTAAAGCAAACACGTTACTCAAATCCTTAGATATATAGAAATAATCGAAAAAAGACTCAAATGGGATATCCAGTTTACTTAAACGGTCATTTTCCAAGTGCAGCAGAAACTGCAGCTTCGAAAGACACCTTGTCAGTATTGATCGCTGAATTCAGAAAAAGCGGTAAATCTGACGCTCAAATCTATAGCATTCTCATGGGAATGGGAATTGCTCCTGAAAAAGCCGCAAACGGCATTCAGGGGATAACAAAAGAGCCAACACCTGAAGAAGTAGCAATGCAAACAGCAGCTAGAACATTCTTACAGGTCATCAGCGTAGAAGAAAAAGATAACACACAAACAAAAAACATAAACATGAAGTTTCCAATCGAGAATCTCATCAAGAAGATTCAAGAAACAATGCAGTCAGTTACAGAACTCGACGCTGCAAATTCTGGGAAATACGGCTTCTCGGTGAAGAAGATCAAAGAGAACTTAGATGCTTCTTTGGTTGCGTTAGACGTAGATAAAGCTCAAGATTTGCTTAAATCGATCGATAACACAAACAAGTCTCTCGAGGATTTCTTAAAGAAACCTAATGCGGCTGCTGAATTAGACAAGCTTAAGAAACAAGCAATGTCTATCACAGAGAGAAAACACATTCTCGAAACAATCAGCGTCTTAAGACAAAAATTACACGAGCATGCTTGGATCGAATCAGTAAAAGACCTTTGCCTCCACATAGACGAACTCAAAGTTCAAAACAGAATGTCTATGTATTTGATGGAAGCTCTTTACAACATGAAGAACGACAAATTCAACGCTTTCAATAAGAAGTCAGTAGAAGTTGTAGAGAAGATGATCGAAGAAGGCGAAGAACACATCAAGAACAATTACAATTCTCTTAAAGAATTTGCATGGTCTGTTCCAGTTAGAAACGCAATTGGTAAAATTGCAACTACTTTGAACGAAATGAAGGACAGTCAAGCTGGAGCAACTAATAAAGTATTTAGTCCAGTACAAGTAAACGAAGACGAAAGCGTAACAGTTGCTATTTCTGGTAAGTTCTATGCTATTTCAGAAAACGGAATCGCAGAAGTTAACGAATCACAAAAACCAACTCCTAGATTCCTTAAGACTCTAGATGCACTTTCAATGTTCTCTATCGTTAGCGAAGCTACAGCACCTTTTGCTGGTACAGTTTTCAATTACTATGGTAAGAGAAACACTTTAAGCATCAACGAAGGAAAAGCATACGTAGGATCTACAGTATTAGAAAAAGTTACTCCAGAAGCTATTATGTTTGCTCTTCAAGAAAATACATTAACTTCTAGCGACGCAGCAGTTAAAGCTGAAAAGATCGCATTCTTAATGGAGTCTTTAGATACTGTTAAAGAGATCGATATTTTCACTTCTATCACATCTAGACAAAGACAAGGAGTTGCAGTAAATATCGCAAAGATGAACGAAAACATTTTTGTTAATAGAATCAATGCGGCTATGGGTTGCAATGAAATGATCCAAGTTAAGAGCGCTAAAGTGGCACAAGAATTAGTAAACGAATTCGTTAATTTCGATATCACACCTTTAGTACAAGAAATGTTGACTTCAGAAGAAAAGCAAATGGCTGATCTTCAAGAGAAGAAAAACTCTCTTCAAGAAGGTTTGAAAATTTTTGAAACTAAGAAAAAGGAAATTTTAGCTATTCAAGCTTTAAATCCAGAAGCAATGCAAGTACAAGAAGCATTTGAAATCGTATCTTCTGAGATCGAAAAGAATGAAAAAGAGTTACAAGCGGTGTATCATCAAATTTCAGAGCTTTCAGAAAAAAAAAATTAAACGAAGCTGAATTAAAACCTAACGAAGCTTACGCTGTAGTCACGCAGAGTGATACAAAATTGAAGGCGGGCAATAAAATAATAGTAAACGCCAGTGAATATTCTAAATCTTCTGATGAAGAAGAAATAGACTACAGAACTTCAGATGGTGAAAACGGTAAAATTTTGAGAAAATTCCTTAAAGTACAAATTTGATGAAACCAAAAGTAGAGAAAGCCTTCTATGTAAAACCAAAAGAGTTTTATGAAGAGATGGTAATTTCAAAAAAAGAAAACTCTCTAACGCCAAGGGCGCAGGAGATGATGATAAAAATTGCAAACAAAGCTTCTCAGAGGCTAGTTTACAAAAATCCGGAAGACAGGAAAGATTGCATATCTGCAGCTTACCTAGATCTTTTAAAATATTGGAGAAGCTTTAACCCAGAAAAAGGAACTAACGCATTCGCATATTTTACAGAGATCGCAAAACGTGGTTTCGCCAAGGGCTGGAACCAATTGCACCCTAAAAAGTACAAAGGTACCATTAGCATTGACAGCCACGGGGATGACTCCGAAGGCATATACAGTATCTAATGAGCAGGATAAAAAGGGTAAAACCAACACACAAGTCAGGCTTTAAACAAAGTTATTTTGAACCTAAGAATCTCGGCAAATACGTAGGAGAACTTCCTATAATTTGCCGATCTTCTTGGGAGAAGAAGTTTGCTATATTCTGCGACACTAACGATGCAGTTGTTAAGTGGAGTTCTGAGCCCACTGAGATAAAATACTTCAATGTATTAGACAAGAAGTATCACAATTACTACCCTGATTATTTCATAATTGTTAAGAGAGGAGACAGAGAAGATAAATATCTCGTAGAGATCAAACCTTCAGCTCAACTCAAGAAACCAGAACCTCCGAAGAGACTGACCGAAAAAGCCGTATCTTCTTTCAAATATGCATACAACGCTTACGTTACTAATTTATGTAAGCTTGACGCATTGAAGAAATTCGCAGCTGATAGAGCGATGAAGGTGATGATTATAACAGAAAATAGTAAACTCATCTAATGCCATCAACCCCGCTCCTGATACACATATACGAGTCTCAAAAGCTAAGTAAAGTATCAGAATATTTACAGATCAAGAAGAGAAGAGCTACCTTTATTAAAGAAGCGAAGAGTTTAGACAAGGCGTCGAAAGCCGCTTTGGCGTGGGCTAGGGAAATAGAGAGCACCAAGAATTCTACTGTGAAGCCGATGAAGCCCACAGACACTTTCATCCCAGGAAAGATGTATCTCTTCGATTATCCACATCCGGTGAATCCAGAAGATCCTTTCGATAAGAAACCAGTGATGATATGTTTAGGAGAGACTGGAAAGGACAAAAGAAGATTAGAGGCTGGGTTTCTAGGTAAATTTGATAGACCTTATATTTACGAGCCAGGACATATAATTGGTATCAACTTGAATTACATCCCAGAGCTCGTGAAGCCTAATTTTTTGCAGGGCTGGTTCAATTACTTTAAACCGCAGCTCTTACAGCAATTTCACGATCCTAGATCGCTAAATGTAAAGAAACAACAGGCTTTACAATTTAAGTATAGGGATCTCTTTCCGCTAGAAAAAACTTTTTACTTTTCTTATGCTATAAGAATGTACGATAAGAATCTCATAAAGAAAGCATACGAATTGACTTATGAAAATTGGCATATCGCTAGTTGCATCATTCCAAAGTATCTTACTCACACGAACTTAACTCTTGTGACTGAGGGATATCGTCAATATATAAGAAATAAGAGGATCAAATACACCTAAAAGAATAAAACATGGCCGGATTTTCAGACAGAAGAGGCTCCCTAACTAAAGGCAACCCAGTATCGGACGCTCTAAAGCGTTTGAGTCGTTTAGGGATGAACTACGATGACATGGTCTTGAAGAACTCTAGAGCTGTAGGTTACACCGAAAATCAGCTTGGATTCAATATGAATCCAATGGGATCTGACGCAGATGATATGTACTATCTTTTCGCTTCGTTGTCAATGACTGACATTTCGAACAAGAAGAACATTTCATATTTCGATAAGAGCTACGCTAAAAAGAGAGACCAGCTTAGAAACTTTGCAGTACAAGATGAAATTGAAGACATCTTAGATACGGTAACGGATGAAGCGATAGTCTTCGATGACACTAACTATTTTGCATATCCTGCAATTAATACTTCAGTAAGCAAAGAAGTCAAAGACGAACTCATAGACAGTTATAATAAAATCTACGAGTATTTTGGATTCAGCGACGGACAATCAGTCTGGAACTATTTCCGTAAATGGTTGGTAGACGGTTACCTTTCATTTGAGATCATTTATGATGATGAACAGAGAAACATTATCGGTTTCAAAGAACTAGATCCAGTTTCTCTGATGCCAGCAGTTGATAAAGAGACAGGTAAGAAAATTTGGCTTCAGTACAAAGGCGGTGGTCCTAAAGAGAGAACACTTTATGATTCTCAGGTGATCTACATATCATATTCATCAGTGAACTCTCCAGTGAGAGTTTCTTACGTAGAAAGATTGATCAGATCTTTCAATTTGCTCAGAATCATGGAGCATTCAAGAATTATCTGGGCGGTGACTAACTCTAGTTTTAAAATGAAGTTCGTCATCCCAGTAGGTGGTAAATCAAAAACCAGAGCGAAGCAATCACTTGCTCAGCTTATGAATAACTATCGCGAGGTAGTAAACTTTGATAGTCAATCTGGTGAGATCCAGACTAACGGTAAACCGATGATGCAATTCCACAAGGAATATTGGTTACCTTCAAAAGACGGTGAACAACCGGAGATTGATACTTTGGCTAACGAAGGACCAAACTTATCAGATACAGAAGCTTTACAATGGTTCTCGGATAAGCTTAAATTGGCTTCTAAGATTCCTTTCAGTAGATTCGATAAAGACTCTCCAGCTACTTATGAAATGGCAGCAGAGGGAATGAACAAAGAAGAGATCAAATTCTCTAAGTTCATCAATAGATTGAGATCAATATTCCAAGAAATCTTGGTAAAACCTCTCTATCTTCAAATGTGTTTAAACTATCCAGAATTGGAAGATGACACAAATTTCAAGGGAAACCTAACTATCAAATATAACAAGGATAACGTCTTTGAAGAATTGAAGCAAATGGAATTGGCTTCTAAGAGAATAGATTTCATCAGCCAAGTGAGAAGTTCATTGACAGAACAAGACAAAGACATGAACGATGTTCCTTACTTCAGCCTCAACTTCTTAATTAAGAAATATGGTGGCTTCACTGAAGAAGATTTGAAGAAGAACGCCAAGCTTAAAATGGTTGACGATCTAATAAAAGAAGGATATAGCAAAGAAGACGCTGAAAAGATAGCTGACGGCGCAGACAAGAAGAAATTCAAACACGAAAAAACTGACGATCTTGGTCTAGGCGGAGAGGAATCTGATGGTGAAGACTCCAGCGGCGAAGGCGAAAGCGGAGACATTGGAGGCCTTGATCTCTAATTTCTCAGCGGAGTGTATGATATATAGAAATAACAAATTAAGAGACTACAAATGTCCAAAAAATTACTCATTCTAGAACGTTCTGGAGAAACCCTCGTTAAAAAAGGAGATGATGATAGCATCACTCTTGAAGGTACTTTTACCCAGTTCGACGTCAAAAATAAAAATGGCAGAATCTACGAAGAAAAAGAATTCATGCCTCATCTTAAAGAACTTCAAGAAAAGGTGAAAAAAGGAAAGCTCTTAGGAGAACTCGATCACCCTACAAAATTTGATATTTCTTTACAGAACGTATCTCACGTAATTGAAGATTTAGAATATGACGCAGCTAAGAAGCAAGTTGTAGGAAGAATCAAATTACTTAACACTGACAAAGGCAAGCAAGCTAAAGCATTAGTTGAAGCTGGAATTCCTCTTCACATTTCTTCAAGAGCAGCAGGTAACGTTGGCAACGACGGTAAAGTAAAAATCCAAAAACTTTTTACTTACGATTTAGTAGCTGATCCTGGTTTCGCAGCAGCAGAACTTCATAGAGTAAACGAATCTTTTGGATTCAACGAGAACGAAGATCTTTTCATCTATGAGTTAGATGACAATTCATCAGACATTACCCCTACCAATAAATATAACAAAATAGAAGAAACGATGAGCAACTCAAATTTTGTCTCAATCGAGGACTTTAACAGGTATTCAGAGTACGTAAAACAACAATTCGAAGCTTTGAAGAACGGTCAAGAATCTTCAGAGAAGCTTGACAAGGTCGTCGAATATTCTAACCATCTTGCGGAGAATATGAACAAGCTATTCAGTTACACTAACTATTTAGCAGAAAACCTTGACAAGAACATATCTCATTCAGATTATGTAGTCGAGAGCTTAAATAGCATCAAAGAATATTGTAACTATTTAGCAGAAAATGTTAGCAAAGGAATCTCTTATTCAGAGTATGTTGCTGAACAAACTAACTCATTAGTAGAATATACTAAATACGTAGCAGAGAAAGTAGATCAAGGAATTGGTTACAGTGAATATCTTGCTGAAAACCAAGATAAGATGATTCAATTCTCTAACTACTTAGCTGAAAACCAAAACAATGCTATCGGTTACTCTAAGTACTTAGCAGAGAAAATGGAACAAGGGATTGGTTACAGTGAATATCTTGCTGAAAACCAAAACAACATGATCAAGTACTCAGAGTACATTAAAGAGAATGTTGAAAACCTCGGCAAATACGCAAATTACTTAGCTGAAAACTTGAACGCAGTAAACGAAAAGTCTACTAAGGATGAAACTCCAACAGAAGCTCCAGTAGCAGTTGAAGAATCAGCAAAAGCTATTCCATCTACTGCATCTACAGTAGCTAAAATCGATTCTCTTTTAGAATCAGTTAAGTCTAACAAACAAGAAGCAACTGAAGAGAAACACTTCATGAGATTCTTAGACACTGCAAAGAGAAACGAATTTGAATCTCTTAATGAAAGTGTACAAGCTCAAATCACTGAAGCTTTCGCAAGCAACAGATACATGTCAGTACAAGATGCTAACAGAATCTGGAACTCTTGCTTTACTCCAGCGGCTCCAGCAAAACCTGATTATATCAGCAACATGCCAGAGAAGTACAAAGCAATATACGAATCATTAAGTCCTGCTCAAAAGGATTCAATCCACAAGCAAGCTAAATTTCATTCTTTAGAGACTCAATATCAAATCGATAATTTCTGGCAAACTAGAGATCTTAGAGCTAAGAAAGTTGAGATTCAGAAGATTGATGAAAGCGCAGCACCAGTAGAGACAGTTCAAACTACTCCAGCTGGCGTACCTACACAAGTTGTAGAGAATGTTAAAGCAGCTTTAATGTCAAGATTCAAAAATATCTAATTTATATAGAATGCAACATATAAAATTATTCGAAGATTTTTTGAATGAAAATCTTATTAAAGAATCTCAAAAAGCAGCAGATGCTCTGATTGATATACTATCCAACATGGAAGCACATCACTATTCAGATGACAAAGAATTTGCTAAAGACATGATTAAAATAGCTGGCTTTAAAAATTCTGAAGCAAGCTTATTAAAAGACATATTCAACAAGTACTGGGATTTAGATGCTAAGAAAAGAACAGACTACACTGCTAAAGATTGGGCAGAATGGTTGAAAAAATCTAGTCATGGCTGGGTATTTGAAAATTCTAAATTGAATGAAAGCAAAATTGCATTAGGTTCTGAAGTTCTTAAAAATACTAATCTCTTTAACGAGGTTGTAAAAACACTTTTAGATTATGCTAAGAAAAATAGCACTAAATACAATCTTAAAGTTGTAACTAAGAACAATTTAGAAAAATGGTTAAAGGAAGATGCTGACATGAACGAAGATTTCGATTATTTAGAAGATCTTGATTTCACTTTAAGTGGTTTCTTTGAATATATGGATAATTAAGTTTGAAAAACTCAAATTGAGACATAATATATAGTAAACAATAACCCAATCACGTACTTTACTGCTGAGAAGCAAAGAGCGGAATAAGATAAAACGTGAAATTGCATAAAAACAAATAATAAAAAATGCACAATCAATTAATCAACGAGTCAGAAGTTGTAAAGACCTGGGCTCCTGTGATTGAAGAGGCTACTGGCATTTCCGATAAGAGCAAACTCTCTTGGATGTCTAAATATTGCCACTTCCACCAATTAAACGAGAACGTTTACAACCAAGTTCACCTTAACCCTAACATGAACCTTTATGGTATGGGTGCGGTTGCATTCCCTGGCGATCCAGGAACTAACGCATCATTCCCTAGCCAAGCGGCAGGTTCTGGTGACAAGCCTTTCAGCTTACTTCCACTTGCTATGCAAGTTGCAGCTCAAACTGTAGGTTTGGATTTAGTACCAGTTGTTCCAATGAGCGGTCCATTAGGAGTTCTTACTTATTTAGACTTCATCTACCAAGGTGGTCGTCTTGATAGCAATGAACCACCTTTAATGGTTAGAATCGACGGTGGATCTACTACTTACACTAGTAACCATGACGCAACAACTTGGGTAGCTAACACAGCTTACTACTTAAGAGATTCTGGCGGTACAACTCAATACGTATTGACTTTCATCGGTCTTTCTCGTATCGACGGATGGCCTATCTTTAAGGTGAATGCTTACAATAGTGGTATTCAACCAAACGGTACTGCAGGTGCAGTAACATTAGCAGCAGCAGTTGCTGGTGGTCACATCTACAGTGCAGCTTCAGGTGGTACTAAATGGGCAGACTTGGCAGCAGGTGCAGCTCTTTTAGTTAAAGCTCTTGAAGATCACGTAACTGGTTTCTCTGGTTCAGGTCTTGCTAACGGTGGTACAACTAACAGCAACGATCCTTATTTAAGACAATCAGGTGAAAACACAGCAGATAACCAATTAGGTTTATCTCTTTTCAACAAATCTGTTGAAGCGTTCACATACCAAGTTGCTGCAGCAGTAACTCGTGAACAAGTTCAAGATTTGAAGCAATTCGGTATCGATGCAGTAGCTCAAGTAGAAGCTGTATTAGTTAACGAAATCACTCAATCGATCAACAAGTTGATCCTCGAAAGATTATTCGCTTTAGGTGCTACAAACGCTAATAAGGTGTATGCTATCGACGGAACAAACCTCAACTTATATGTTGCAAGTTCTTCAACTTCTACATCTCTTTCTTTAGGTAAAGATTGGGAAGGGAATGCAGTAAGTATCAGCACTAACTCAACTGTTCCTACATCAGGTGATAACGCAGGTACTTTACAAAGAAGAATTCTTTCTAAGATTCTTGCTTCATCTAACTTAATCGCGATCAGAGGTCGTAGAGGTGCAGCTAACTTCGCTGTTACAAACGGTCAAGTTGCTTCAGCTTTACAAGACATCGCAGGATTCATCACTTATCCTTTGGCTAACACAGTTAACCAAGCAGGTGGATCTCTCTACCCAGTTGGTGCTATCGCAGGCGTAACAGTCTACGTAGATCCTAACATGAGCTGGACAGATACAAGAATCTGCGTTGGTAGAAAAGGTGACGGAAACTCTCCAGGTTTGGTATTCATGCCTTACTTAATGGCAGAAAGCGTACAAACAATCGCAGAGCTTACAATGGCTCCTAAGATTGCAGTAAAATCAAGATTCGCTCTTGTAGACGCTGGTTTCTTCCCATTCCTTTACTACTACACAATGCGTGTAAGATTCGACACATATCAAATCATCTAATTGATTTGATCAATCGAATGGAAGAATATAGAAAGGGACTCGAAAGAGTCCCTTTTTTATGTCTCAAGATATATAGAATAGAAAAACAAAAAATGTATGAAGCATATTAAAATTTACGAAGAGTTTTTGAATACTTTTTCAGAAGATGTGGATTCTATAGTCGAGAAAGAGGATGATAAAGTCTATGTAGTAGGCAAATTTATCTTTGATGATAAAAATAATGCTGGAAAATATCTAGATCTCTTGAAAAAATTGACATTTGAATACGCATCTGGTGATGACAGTCTCTATTCTAATGGCCCAAGCTCGAGTTTTAAAATAATTGAAGTAGATTCAAAGAAAGTAAATGAAGCTTTCTTCTTCAACGCTGTAAACAATCAAGATATCGCAGATTTTGTAAATGATACACTTTCTGGAATTCTTAAATACTTTTCCGCTGAAGTAAAAGAAATCAAAGGGAGCGATATTATATTAAAGCTTTATTCTAATAGAATTCAAACCAGTAATTATCCTGTTCCTGGCAGATTTTTCAATGAGAAAGATGCCAAACAAGCAATAGAATTTGCCAAAAAATATGCAATAGGATATTTTGATGATAGAGATTACTTTTTAATCGATGCTTTGTCATTTTACGTAAGTGAACAGCCTTACTCTGATGTGTATATAGATAAGACGCAATTCGTAAATTTAGCAAAAACAGCTGGTGTAAAAATAGATTTTGAAGATTTAGAACAGAAACTTGCAGCTTTTAGCAATACTGAAAAGGCTAAGAGATGGGAATCCGGGGCGAACTCGCATAACATACAATATACTAATCCACCAAAAGAAGACATTGATCATGCACATGATCTTCCTACTTATTTTGAAGGCTTAAAAAATGCGTCTAGCAGATATAAACTTACTGGAGCTGAAATTTTCAACGTTTTTATGAATAGAGCAGCTATTTCTAACCCTGAAATAGTAGGTTGGAGTTCAGACTATTCGTATGCTCCAAGAAATACCTTTTGGGTAGCAATAAGATGCAAATCAGGTATAATCTTACCAGTAATGGTAGTTCCAAATACTACAGGCAATAAAGTAGATTTCTACGTTAGCCAGAATTGGTGTATGGTCCATAACCCAAATGTTGATATAAAATCTTTAAATCTACCGGATTCACAAAGTAGTAATATTGACATTATGATGAAAAAACTTCAGAAATTAATAAAAGCAATGTAAATGAAGAAAATAAAACTATTAGAACAGTTCTTAGAAGAACAAAAAATGGACGAGGGTCTATTTGATGTAGTCACTAAGAGCAAGGCTTTCATTAGAAACCCAATTTCAGCTACAAAGATCACCAATAATGGAAAGAAATTAGCACAGGCTCAAATTGATGATGCTGCTAATGATCTAGATTTTGAAAAGAGAAAACTTGCTGCAAGTAAAGCTGCAAAAGCTAAGATAGAAAACCTTAAGAAAAAAGGTGACAATCAAGGTGCTCAAAAAGTCAAAGACGATTTTGATGATAGCAAAGATGTATTAAGCAAAGCGCATGACTTAAAAGGCGATTCATTAGAAGATAAAGTGAAAAGCATAGAAGATAGAATAGAAGATCTTTCTAAGAAGAATTCTACTCTACAGGATCTCGCATCTCTCGTAAAAACTGCAGCTAGAGTGAAGAAGAACGAAGTTCTTTTGAAAGGAGCTGATGAAGAAGAGAAGAAGCAGTTACAGATCCAGATGAAGAAGGACATGGAGCATATTGACAAATTAGAAAAAGGTTTCGGAGAGTATGAAGGTTCTAAAGATAACGGAGAAGAAAAGAAACCTGAAGATAAAGATAAAAAGAACGATGTTAAGGTCGACACTGAAGTGAAAGATCAACCTCAAGAAGAGCCTAAGAAAGCAGAAGAAACACCTGCTCAGAAAAAATCAGAACCTCTTACTCAAAAATCGGCAGAAAAGCCAGCTGAAGAATCTCCAGAAGATGAGGTGGCTAGAACGAGACAAGATGTTAGAGATGTACAGAACGACATATCAAATCATAGAAATGCTATTAAAAACTATCAAAAGAAGATAGAAGACATAAAAGCTGGGCATTATGATAAAAAAACAATAACAGATCCTCAGGCTGAAATAACTAAATATCAAGATCAGATTAAAGTTAGAACGAATAAGGCGGCAGAAGCCCAAGCTAATTTAGAAGATGCTGTGAAAGCAAGTCAAGACGCTGAAAGAAAATTACCTAAAAAGGAAGAACCTAAAGCTGAGGAAAAACCAAAGGAAGAACCTAAAAAGGAAGAACCTAAAAAGGAAGAACCTAAAAAGGAAGAACCTAAAGCTGAGGAAAAACCAAAGGAAGAACCTAAAAAGGAAGAACCTAAAAAGGAAGAACCTAAAGCAGAGGAAAAACCGACAGAAGAGCCTAAAAAAGGAATTTCAAGATCTAAATATGATGATGCACCTGCAGATTCAACTAAACCTTGGCAGACTAAAAAGGAAGAACCTAAAACTGAATCTCCTAAAAGAAAAGAAGTAGAAGATCAGATAGCTAAAGATAATGCTGAACCTGCAAAAGTAACTACTGATACCAAGCAATATAAGATCGATAAACTCGAAAAAGATGTAAAAGACGCTGAAGACGAAAGAAAGAAAATCTTATTAGATCCAAAGTATCAGGAAGGCGTTAAGAAAGACAAAGAGTTACAAGATAAAGCAGATGCTGTCGATAAAGAACTTTCTGCAATAGACAAAGAGAAAGATCCTGATTCTTACAATGCTAAGATGAAAGAAGTTCAAGCGGCTAATCAAGAAATAAGAGATTTCAGAAAGAAATTCTCAGAAGACAATAAAGATTTAGAAGACAGAGCAGATGCTGCAGAAGAGAAAGTTAAAAAACTCAAAAATGAATTACAAGCAGCTAAAGAAGAGAAAGATGAACCTAAGAAAGAACAGGAATCATTTGACTTCACTTCTCTAAAAGGCTTTAAAGATTTCCTTAATGGCTAAATCACTTAAGAATCCAAAAATCAGTATCAGGGACTGGGGTAAAGCTCCAAGAAAACATGGGATATTACTCAAGTTCCTGACTCCTGAACAGAAGAAATTCTTGTTCGCTAACGATCACCTCAAATTTGTATCTAGGAACAAGGACACGATGTCTGCAATATTTCACGTATTTTTCCAGGAACAGGTCAGAAAAGATGCTAGAGCAACTCTACACAATCCTTTCACTGGTACTTTCACGAATCGATATCAATTGAACAGAGACGCCCAATTAGTAGATTGGGAATGTGCAATATGTCTAGCTGAGATTAAATCCAGCATGATAGACTATTCACCTGAGAACTTTTTATGTTCTAAATGTAAAGAGGCTCATTCAGGAGCCAAGCAAATAGATTCCAGAATCAAACAGAATTCTATCAAATTCACAGAACACTGTAAAGAGATGCTCACTTCTGAGCAGAAAGAATTTATTAGATTTGTGAAGCTTAATCAAAAGCGAGAGCTTCTTCAATAGAAATTTTAGGGAAACATGTGATCTTACTCACCTGAGATGCATTGTAAACTTTCACCTTTCTCTTTTCTAAAGGTTCTACTATCGTTTCAAAACTAGGCAACATGATACGCTCCATGACGCTCGTATCTGCAGTAGAAACGTATCCATCATGCCAATGCGTTTGTTTGGTTGTATTCTGCATATCAAATCCTAAGAGCACTATTCTTTTTGCTCCTAGATGATAAGCAAGATTGATTGCAGCATATCCGGAATTTCCACCATCTCTTAACCCGTATGACATTGTCTCGAGACCAGTCTTTCCAGTGTTTAGTAAGTTAATAACGTCACTTCTTTTTGGTTCCGGTCTACATGTGACTTTGATCCCGGTAAATGCGTCGATCTCTTTAGGAAACCACTCGTAGAAACGGGTATCACTCCAATATAAAACCTGAGCAAAAGGAATGCTCATGAAAGCTTTATTGACAGCAATTACAGTCTTGTCTCTTAAGAGCTCGAAATCAAAATCTTTGAGAGAAGGACCTCCTCCAACGATGAATATTGTATCACCGAGAAAAATTGGATCGATGTAAGTGTAATTATCATACTGCCAAGTCTTGGCTATCTTTCGATGCGTTTCTTCAGGCTCGATTATCTTTCTTTTATCTTCTTGAGTCAGAAGTCCAAGATTGGCTCTATCCCTTAAAGCATTTTCTCTCGAAGATATTTCCAAGACTCTCACCGGTCTATCACTAAGGTTTCTTATTTCGTGTGGTTCAATCTTGATTGTGCTAGTTCCTCTACGAACTGTAAATGTACCTGAACCGTTAGATCTGTTAGTTGCCATATAGTTATTTATAGACGCAGAAAGATATTAGCCAGAGGTCACAGAATGATCGAAACATAGGACATCTTTCAAATATAACTAAAACAACAAAAAATATAGCATACGTGAAAGTAGAGAATGTTCTTTTTTATGAGAAGTATCGCCCGAAGGTTCTAAATGAATTGATAGTACCGGGCAGAGTAATGGAAAAATTGAAAAAAGGTGTCTATCAACATCTTTTATTGTACGGAAGCCCAGGAACTGGAAAGACCAGTAGTGCAAAGGTTCTCGTCAAAGAATTCGGTCTACCATACTGTTACATTAACGCCAGTGTAGATACCAGTGTAGATATAGTCAGAAACAAGATCACAGATTTTTGTGGAAACCGAAGCATCATGGATGATGGCGGAAAAATGAAAGTCGTAATATTGGATGAAATTGACGGAGTATCTGATCAATTCTTCAAGGCTTTAAGAGCTACTATGGACCAATTCACTGCTAACACAAGGTTCATCGCTACCTGTAATTACATCAACAAGATTCCAGATCCAATCCAATCGAGATTCGAAATGATCAATTTCGATTTCTCTAAGGAAGAAGAGAATGAATTGATGAAGAGTTACATTCTCAGAATCAATCAGATCTGTAAGAATGAAGGTCTAGAAATGGACAAACATGCGATGGTAGAATTGGTGAAAAGAAAGTTTCCAGATCTTAGAAGCATTCTAACTACTATACAAGGTTATCATTCGCAAGGTATCACAAAAATCACAGTAGATGACGTAAAGAAATTTAATAGCATCTACAAAGATATTTTTGAACTCGTCTTTACTTCGGTCGATCCAATTAAAAACTATCAACTATTAGTCTCAGAATATTCTAATAGAGTGGATGACGTTCTAGCAGCACTAGGATCTGAATTGATCGATTACATCAGAACGGAAAAACCGACTTACGATAGAGCAGTACCGCAAATTATAGTCACTGTGGCAAAATATCAATCAATGCGTGGACATGTTATCGATCCGATAATTACAATGTTGGCATGTGTATATGAGTTACAGTCTATAATAAAAGAATCCTAATATTTTTTGTTGTCTTCGATTTTGACTAAATTTATAACACATGGCAAAGATAACACTTTTAATCGATGGCAACTATTTTCTCTTCAGGAGTTTTTACGTTCTGCCAAAAACATCTGGAAAGGCTCTAGATAATAAGAAAGAGATGGATATTTTCGTCAGGAAATTAGCCATAGACTTTACATCTGAGATGAGAAAATTCCGTAACATAGTAGATCAGGTCGTATTTACCGTAGACTCTAAGTCTTGGCGAAAAGACTTTTTCCCTGAAGCAGAATATAAAGCTAACAGAGGAGAAGACGGCAGTGTCAATTGGGAAAACTTTCATAAAGTTTCAGAGGAATTTAAAGGCATTTTGAAGAAAAAGGGAGTGATACTCCATAAAGTAAATGGAGCAGAAGGAGATGATCTTATCTTCGCATGGTCAGTTAATTGCAATCTAAAGGGCAAATCTACTATCATATTCTCAGGCGATAAAGATCTCATACAGTTAGTCAATAAAAATTCTTCGACTGATGCATTCACTTTATGGTATGCAAACGCAAATAAGAGATTGGTTACTTATGAGGGATTCATCGATTGGTTGAATGCAGAAGATCCCAACACGATGGACATATTTAGTCTTCAGAAAAACGTGACCGGTGATTCAATGCTTAAATCTCAATTAAGATTGATAGTCAACGAATCTAAATTGAACGTTGAAGAAGTTAATGCTGGAGACTTTGGCTTTAAGAAAGTCTTAACAGGAGACGCAGGAGACAATGTCAAGCCGGTCTACTATTATGCAGATGTCAATAAGAATGGCCAGAAAAGAAACTATGGAGTATCTGAAAAGAAAGCAGAAACAGTTCTTCTAGAATTCCAAAAGAAATACGGAAAATTCAAAGTAGAATTCTTATATGATGAAAGCTATCAAAAGCACATCACGAATCTAGTAATTAAGCATCTTTCAGCGACTAGAATGACTTATGAGCAAATACATCGTAACTTACAAGACAATACGAGCTTAGTCATATTGCATCAAAAGTCTATACCAGAACCAATATACAACCAGCTATTCGAACATGTCGAAGGCATGGAAGAAAAAACAGTTCCAAACTTTGATGAGATTTCTACGAAAGAAGAATTCTTAAAAGATACTGCATATTTAGACGAAAATTTCAAAACGATCTCTTCTGACTTCTTTGATAAAGAAGACGTGGACAATGACATGTCTTTTATTAAATCTAAGAAACCTTCTGACAATTTATTCTAAAATAATGGCAAGATTCATATCTCTTCTAATCTTTGCCGTATTTTGCATAGCATTGTATGTTATAGATAAGATCATCGATAAACTTTCAAATAAATAACAAATGGATCTCTTCGATTATATCAAAACGATATTTTCTCAGTCAAAAGACTATGAAAACACATCCGATTACGTCAAACGTAAACACGCTTTCATGACTAATCGTTTCATGTCTATCCAATATCCTACACAAGGAAGTCTTTTCAATAAGTTGAACATCAATCCAGTCGGAGTTGCCGATTCTTGGAGAAAAGTTGGAATTAGACATAAAAGAACACCAGGCTGGATCTTTACTAAAACTAAAAAATCTACCAAGTCTGCTACTTTTTCTCCTTCTGATGAAGCTCTTTCTTTTTATCTAAAAATGAATGAGATAGGAATGAGAGAATATAAAGATGCAATGAAGTACAATCCAGAAAAGACGATAGCAGATTTGAAAACTATCCAAAAAACAATCGATGGAAGTGGTAGATAGCAATACACGTAGATTTGATTTCCCTCTAGTTATAGAGATGCCTCTCTATACGAAAAATCACGTCGATTCGTATCTTCTTCAAGATCTAAATACCAAATGCAATGGGATCAAAGACCCATATAACAAGAACAATTTTTACGTCTCTGTTTCAGAAGTGATGACTCTCTTAAGAGAAAAGAAGTATGCAAGTCTTATCGATTCTTTCCAGAAGAATTCAGACATGCAATTATCAGCAAACGGCAATTCTGTCTATTTCATCTACAACTTGATCAAATACTATCACAATCTAACGATGTTGAAGATCAAACCGATGAAAACCGATTCTTCGATCATAGCAAAAGAAAACATAGACATATTCTCATATATGTTCAGAGTCTCTTACGGACTCTTGGATTTCTCTAAGTATCTTTCTTCTAGCAGATTAAAGATGCTGAATATGCTTTTCCTTGATAAAGGCTACTTATCAAACAAGTATCTGAAACGAAAATCTTATTTTAACATACCTACTAGAGATCTAATGAATCTCTTTAGCGTCTACGAACCGAACACTCCTCAAAAAATGGACTTTTTGAACGAAGTCTCAGAAGTGATCTTTGAGATCATAGATCCTAAGATCGAGGACGACAATCCATCCGTTCTAGTAAAAACGGACTACGGCTTCCTCTAGCCAAATATATAGACAAAAGATCTCACATGGCCGTAAATGGACGCACAGCTAACGCAATCGGCGATTCGATAATCATTTCTCTGATAGCACCTTACTCAAGGGTGAGGAGCGTGACTGGCTTCATCGATCATGTCATTGGTGAGGACACCGTAAATTATTTCCAGAAGGAGTTTAGATGGTCAACTGACAATGTCACCTTTTCAGATTATCTAGAACTCAATTCTTCTAATCTCAGAGGATTAGTTTTGAACCCTAACAATCCTTTTTGGATCCAGTACAGATACACGGTAGAATCTTTAGAATTCGGCCACGAGCTGACTTTTGAATCTGTTTCATTAGAAGTCTTAACAGAACAAGGAACTCTTGTAATGGTTCCTCAATACGAATGCTGCGACGGAAACGCAAATGTATGTAATAATCTAGTCATTGAATGTTGTCCAGGGAGAACTTGGAACCCTTACGATATCGGAGCAGGAGTTAGAACTTATCAAACTCTAAGCCAAGTAGTATCAAATATCTTTGGATTCTGCGTCCAATATTATAGAACAGAACCAGACCAAAGAAGCAAAGATCTCATCTTGAAAGAATATAGTCTCTTCAATGTGATGGAGGAAGGAGACGTGAAAATATTAGTACCTGATAATGCATTGCCGACTAGAGAGATTGCTTTCAATCCATTAGGGATGGACTATGCTTTAGACACTTTTGAGATTCATATCGTAAAGACTGAATTCGAGAAAATATTTGGAAGAGGAAAGAGACCAGGTCAAGGTGACTATCTCTATTTCCCAATAATGAGGAAAATGTATGAAGTCAACAGTATCGCAAATCCTGACGATTTCATGTATTCTGCTAGTTACTGGAAAGTAGGATTGGTAAATTATCAAGAAAGAAGCAACTTTGCATTCGATGACGTTAATGTCGAAGAAGAAGTTCACAGTCTTATTTCAAGTATCGATACTAAATTCGGAGAAGAAGTAGCACAGGAAGAAGTCAAAGCAGCTAAACCTAATGAATATAAGAGAGTAGGAACTGGTGCCAACGATTATGTAAGAAGAGTTCTTAATAAGAGACTCGTTATCAATGAAGAGAAATTGTACAACAACTGGACGATAGTAGCTAAAAACTATTACGATCTTTCTTCAATCGACGCAGGTTCTGAAGCATTGACTTATCAATATGAATATGGGATCAGATGTGATGAAGACCGAGCTATCAACTTTTGGTTTAGACCTAAATTCATCAAGCCTGTTCACCCTAACATGCAGATCGATAATCTCACAAAATCTACACACAATAAAGTAGTTGTTACGACAGTACAATTGCCTTCTATGATAAAAGTAGGAGATCTTGTAGTACTACAGGGAACTGTAGATTATGATGGAGTATCAGAAGTATTGGAAGTCACTTCCAACGATTTCACTATAAGCAGAGATTATATCACTAATGCTCTTAGACAACAACCAAAAGTATTCAAACAAGAAAGTTGTAAGTTCATAGCTTACGATTCTGATACTGAAAATTTATTTCACATAACTTTTTCACAAGATTTCTTTGTGATCAAAATCTCAACTACATATTATTATTTCGATCTTCGCGGAAAAGCAATGCTTCTCAAAGACAAATATTATGCAGCTGTGATAAACATGTCTAATACATTCGATCAATTAAGTCTCTTCATCTGGGAATCTCAATCTCAGACAGGATTGCAAGATCCGACTAAGACTGCTGAACTAGGTAATGTGTACACGCACACAGTACAACTTTCATGTAAAATAGAATTAGAAGACGATCATAATTGGAAATTGTTAGGCTGTAATTGTCATCTGACAAATCTTAGAATATTTGTAAAACCTATAGAAATAGAACAGCAATCTTTAATGCTTTCTCAATTTGTAGTAGAAGACAATCAACTAGCAGATGTAATAGATAATGCGTCTCCTCAATTAAGATTAGCAACTGTAACAAATCCTAGATAATGGACGAAGCAATAGTATTAGCGAGCATAATGATGTTAGGCGGGGTATGTTCAATAGGTTTGATAGGCATATTAAACGTATTCAGGACAAAGAAGAAAAAAGATCTATAACCGAGTTTCTAGAGATAGATACTCTTAATTCACATATATGTCAAAGAAAAACCTGAGAAATAGCCTTAGCGAACTTCTCGATGATGATCTACCGGATGAGGTAGACATTCCGGATGAAGACTTAGATGATTTGCCAAGCAGTAGATCAGTCACATCCTACGATACAATGAAAAATGGCGCATACGCCAAAGCTAACAAGGTAATGGATGGTCTTCTTAAACTCTATCTCTCAGAAGAGATCATAGAGGAGCAAGAATACATTAAAGCCCGTGTAGCATTGGATAAAATGTCGCTTGGAGCTCTCATTTTCCAGATGGAAACTGCTGAAAGAGCGATCATCACAATGTTAGACAATATTGATAGCGGAGAGATGCATCCTAGAATGTTTGAAGTTCTTGGAGGTCTGCAAAAAACGCTTTTGGATATTGTAAAGAGCCAGACGATGTATCTTATGGCTTCTGAGGAAAATATGAAAAAGCTCAGCAGAGATATTGACATTTACAAACCCCAGTTCAAAGCTATTGCAGCAGAAAAACAGGGAAACAGTGGAGGTCATATAAGCGCTAGAGGAACTAAAGAACTTATGAGAAGCATAAGATCTGAGATACAGGAAGCTGAAGCTGAAGCAGTAGAAGAAGTCAAAGAAGAAGAAAAACCTACTAGAAATTTGATGGAATATGAGCCTCCGTACGAAAGTGCTAAAATAAAGAGATACGATGAAGTATCTGGAGAAGAAATCGAAGAAGAGGAGGATGACGAAGACTTTGATGACGATAATGAATTTGGACTATAATGGCTAAAGAATATAAACCGAGCGAAGTAGAAATTACTGTACCGTCAAGTAACAACGAAGATAGAATATCTTGGAGCACCGAAAAGGTGGAACAACTGATAAAATCTATGGATGACGGTTACAAACCAAAAGGAGGAACTCCTTTCTATGAAGGGAATCCAGGTCTAAGAAAGGGTAACATTCTCTTCGATTATACTCTGCACGAAATGTCAGAGATCAAAAAATGTGCATCAGATATTTGTTATTTTGCAAATCACTATTGCACGGTAATGACCGACGAAGGTCTACAAACTATTGAGCTTAGAGACTATCAATATGAAATGCTTGAACATTTTAAAGCAAATAGATTCAGCATTTGTCTCGCTAGTAGACAGATAGGAAAAACTATCTGCTCTTCTATTTTTATTGCATGGTACGTACTTTTCAATTTTGATAGAAACGCATTGATTCTTTCTAACAAAGGAGCTACAACGAGAGAGATCATCGATAAAGCTAAAGTCATTCTCGATAACTTGCCTTTCTTCATGAAGCCTGGAATCTTAAAGAACGACGTCTTCAATATGAAATTTGATAATGGATGTCGTATCATCGGACAAAGTACCACGAAGAAAGCAGCGATCGGTTTTACAATTCACATGTTATTCATGGATGAGTTCGCCCATATTCACCCTAGCTTCTTAAACGTCTTCTATGAGAACGTTTATCCGACTATCTCTTCTTCAAAAGTATCTAGGGTTATTATCACAAGCACTCCGAATGGATTCAATAAATTTTATGACATCTATAGGTCTGCTGTGCAAAACAAGAGTGAATATAGAGCGTTCAGAGTAGACTGGTGGCAAGTTCCAGGAAGAGATGAAGCTTGGATGCTTAGAGAAATAGCTAACTTAGGTTCTGAAGAAGCTTTCAACAGACAATATGGAAACCAATTTATCGCCAGTTCTAATCTACTTTTAGGCCCTGAAGCTATCAAAAGACTTCAGAAAAAGCAAAAGGGATTTGTACATCACGAATTCTACGAACTTGAAGATTTAGAAGTAAATTATAGAGACTTAGTATGGGATCCAGATTTTGATACCGATTCTGTCGGAGAAGATGGTAAATATTGGGTGTTCTCAGTCGATATCGCAGAAGGTAATGGCGGAGACTATTCAGTTATTAACATTTTTGAAGTAGATTGCATGGAACCTTCAGATATTAAGAGAATCAAATCACCTGGTAGCTTCATGGAATTCTTCGGACTGAGACAAGTAGGAGTATTTAGAAGTAACCAGCATGGGATAGAAGATTTCAGTAAAATCCTCTACACACTCTCAGTAGAAATATTCAACCCAGAAAACGTGAAGATGGTCATCGAATGGAACATGTTTGGTTCAGAACTTATCAGAAGAATGCAGACAATATTCCCTTCTAGAAATGAATTCGATGAAGAGATGGTGGTCAAATTCAAGCACAGAAACGATGCCAGAGTGGCTAATTTCGGCTTGAAGCTCAAATCTGACAACAAAGCCATTTTCTGCCAGAACTTTAAGAAATACGTGACTCTTGGAAGAGTCATGATCACGAATAAAGATACAATCGAAGAATGTATCAGTTTCGGTAAAACGCCTTCTGGCAGCTACCAGGGACAACTAGGCAATGATGACATGGTCATGTCTTCCATTAACGTTACTGAATTCTTCCACACGACAGACTTCTCAGATTTCGTAGAAGAGAAATTCGATTTGATAGATAAGAATATGCAGAAGGTGATGGACGAAGCACTCTCGAAGTCAAAAGACGAGGGGAATCTCTATTACGACATCTACGACCTCGTATAAAAAACAATTGGAAAGTTCTTACTGAACTTAAGATATATAGAAAAAAATTAAGAAAATGGCATTGAGTCCTCAAATAGCAGCTTTCAGATCAGCTGGAGTATATAGACTGGAATTTGATAAAAGCCAGACTGTAGCTATTCCTGCTGAGCAACTGAGACTCGTCATTGGTTTCTCTAGAAAGGGACCTTTCAACACACCGGTATTCTGTTCTGACACTTCATTCTTCAAATCAGTATTTGGAGACGTTAACAGAATCGACGAAAGAAAGGGTAGCTTCTTCCACAGAAGCTGTCTCGCGGCACTCGAAAGAGGTCCTATCCTAGCTTTAAACCTTTGGAGATTAAATAATGACACTACTGGTAGTGGAGACTATGACGAAGCATGTCTCTTCAGTACTAGTTCTACTGAATCTAACCAAGGATTCACGAACCAAGCACTCTACTCTGGTTACTTTAATCAAGACAAGTTTTGGTACCCTAGCCCAGATGCATTCCTAGCGAACATCGGAGCTACAGACAATACACCTTTCAATGATCTCTTTAACCTAGTTAACATTGGTAGCAAGCAAGTTACTGTATTAGTAAGAAAAGCTGCACCAGAAAATGTAAAAGGCTTCCAGATCAAAGTACAAGATTGGTACGGCGCGGCAAATGTTCCTGCTTACCTCAACGGTGAGAGTTACATCTCAGATTTCATGGTAGACGTTCTACTTTATGGTGGAAACTACGGTGCAGATACTAACGCAGCTTATCCATACGAAAGATTCACTTCAGATCCAACTTTTGCTAAATATTTCGATAAGCAAAACGGTTTGAAGAGAAAAGTATCAGTGACAGACACTACAGATACTTATGTTGATCAGTTCAACAACTTATCTCAAGTAAGTTTAGTTGCTACATATACTGGATCTCTTCTTCCAGGTTTCACAGATCTTAACGGTAACAATCTCTTCATCGAAGATATGATTAACGCAGATACTCCTTCAACTGGTCTATTCTGTGCAATCAACAGAGCAATGTTCGATCTTGGAGATCTTCTTGATGGAGTTGATAAAGGCATCGACTTAATCGGTCACGAATTAGAAAGAACTAGCCCTAAGACTATCGATTTCTTATCATATAAAGCGACTATCGATTCAGATCTAAGTTATGATCAAAATTCTAGCACATACAGAAACGTAAGCTTTAGCGGAGTAACTGTAACATACAACAGTGCTGGACATTGGGACTTATTAGCTTCAGCTTCTGGAGCTTCTGCAGCTTACAATGTCTTCAAGAATTTAGTTGCAAATTCAGATGGAACGGTTGGAGATTTCTTGATCAGCCACGATGGTACAAAGGCAATACCTGTAACTGATGTCACAGTGACAACAAGTTACGTATTAGTTACAGTATCAGGTTCTGGTATAATAAGCAATCCTTTTACTGGAACTACTACTTTAAGTTATGTAAAATCTGCAGATCTTAATTTCGTAGCACAAAGAAACGATAATGGTAACACTGGAACTATAATCTGTGGACCTTCATCAGACCTCTATTCTGATATTTCAAATGGAGTTTTAACTGATGGTGATAAAGCAGTATTCGGATCTACAATTTCTGCTTCTCAAATTCTTTACTTGGATTTCAATCAATTGACATATAACTACATCTATCACAATGTGGCTGGTACTCCAACTAGAGTAGCAATTTCAGATAGCACTTATGCTATCCCAACATTTGTAGTGAATGCATTTGCAGATTCAGCGTTCCAAGATCTGATCACAAATAATGCAGATTTTGGAATCAATCAAAGTGGAATGTACTTCTTCGATAGCATGGATAGTCCTTATTCACAAGGAATCTTCGGAGTACAAACTTTCAAAGGTTCATTGAATGAAACTGTAGAAGTTTTAGAATATAGTGGAACTCCAGGTACAAGTCTTTCAGCTAATGAAGTGATCGTACCTTCTACAGCTGCACCTTATGTAGCAGTAGGAAAGTACCTTATCCAAAGCGTAGGTTCAGCATCTACACCTTCTAGACTTACTTACATCAAAGAAGTGATTGGAATTTCAAACTATACACCAGGTGTTAACGCACTTAAAGTAGTTTGTGAAGGACCAATCCTCATGAGAACGATTAACGGTTTAGATACAGTAGAAGCATACACTGCAATTATTGATTGGGTAGATTACTATAACATGTTCACACTCGAAGGATTCACTCTTGGAGCATATAACCTCCCTGATGGAACTAACGAACAACAAAATAACATCCTTTACGATACTCTTTCAGGTACTAAGTTATTTGAAGCTCTTATCGATAAAGATAATATCTCATACAGATACATCGTTGATACTTTCGCTAACGGTATCGAAGCTAATTCTAAGGCAATCTATTTTGAACTTGCTAAAGCAAGACAAAATGCTTTCGCTATTGTAAATGCTCCTTCTATCGATAACTTCAAGAAGAGCACAGATCCAAGCTTCTTAAATACTCTTGGTCAATTCGATACAATGATGATCCCAGACGGAGGAAACCTCAGCAAAAACCCAACAGTAAGATATACTTTACCAGGTGTCACTCAAGGTTCTAGCTACGGATCTTTCTACTCTCCTTTCTTAACAGTAAGAGAAAATGGAGCAAACATCCAAGTTCCACCAGCAGGATACGTATCTAATAACTATATCGACAAATACAGCACTGCACTCCCATGGTCAATCGTGGCTGGTAACAGAAGAGGTATTGTCGGTGGAAGAGGAGTAATTGGAGTCGAGTATAACTACAGCAAGACTGATAGAGATTACATCGAGCCATTTGGAATTAACCCAATCATCTTCCAAAACGGAACTGGACTTGTAATCTTTGCAAATAAGACGGCTCAACAAAATGTACAAAGTGCATTATCAGCGGCTCACGTAAGAGAAGTAATGATCTACATCCAAGACGGTTTAGCAGCGATCTTGAAGAACTACCTGTTCGAATTTAACACTGCACAAACAAGACTTGAGATCAAGACTTTGGCTGATAACTTTATGGCTACTGTACAATCTGAAAACGGTGTTTATAACTTTAGAAACATCATGGACGATACTAACAATACTCCAGATGTTATCGAAAAGAATATCGGTATACTTGATACGTTTGTAGAACCAGTTAAAGGTATGGAGATCTTGGTAACAAGAACAACTATCTTAAGACCTGGACAAATTGCAAGCGGTCAAATCTAATAAATCAAAAGACCGGTTACGGCCGGTCTTTTTTTCAACATCGTAATATATAGAACAAATAGAAAAAATACTTAAAGATGCCTCTTCCACATTATACTCAAGCCAAAGCATCGATTCAAAAATTTGAACCGGTCTATCAAAACCTCTTTGAGGTTACGATCTTGACCCCTTTAAATCAAGACTCCTCATTGATTCTTCAACACGTGAAGAGTATTGGTGGCTTAAACAACCTCAATCCTACGGTAGAAGCTGTAGGTCAAAAGTACAAGTTCGCTGACAGAAGTTACGCTGGTATGCCAGGACAAACCTTTGCGGAATTAGCATTGGCATTCACAGTCAACTTAAATGATGCAAATCAAGCTTACATGTACAAATACATGAGAGATTGGTATAAGCTTACCTACGATCCTCTAACCGGTGAAATGGGAATCAAAGCTAACTATACAGGAACGATGATCGTTGTTCAGTACAACAGACGTGGAGACGTATTTAGAAAGATCACTTTCAAAGATTGTTTCCCTACGGGACAGCCTACTTTCGTAGATTCATTAGCTTATGAAACAGCAGAACCAGCCGAAGTAGCAATGACAATCAGATCAGACTACTGGATCGAGGAGAATCTCTAATCGAGATTATTTAGATAAATTATGAGGGGGAGACGCTAAGCGACTCTCCCTTTTTTGTCAGAGAATATGATTAAAAGCGTTAAGACAAAAACCAGCACACCCGGTAGATCTTCGGTAAAAGAAACAAAGATCCAAAAGGAAGATGTGATGAGAATAGTAGAAGGTTCAGACCAGGATTCTACTGAAAACTCCAAAGCGTTCGATAACCCACAGGAGGAAAGAGGATATGATTCTACTCAGAATGCTAAGACTCCCGATATGCCTCTACCTGAGCCAGGAAATCCAGGTAGCGCAGGTGCTTCTTATAGTTCACCTAATTTCAAATTGAATACAGCCGTAATGAAAGAACAGCCTAAACAGCAATTAGGCACGAACTCTCTTACGCTCAATGACAAAGCAAATACTCCTCTTCAAGACATAGGAACTAAAGGTGGTAACATAAAACCTCTCCAAGACGCCAAAATGTCAAAACCGCTTCTAGAGACTGTACCTAATGCTAATGACATTGCACACAAGAATGCTTCTTTTCCAGCTGACTTTAAATCTGAAGCTTCTCCGGTACAGAAAGAATTTAATGCAGATTCTTTATCTGAAATGCAGCCTACTAAAAATTCAGTCTTTCAAAGCGTTACTAATATTCCTTTTGAGACTGCTGAACCGCCGATCAAAGAAATTAAAGATAAATCGAAAGACGATGTCAGCAATCTAGTCAATCCGACAACTCAACCTGGTGTGTTTACTGATCAGGCTAAAACTTCTATTCCTGGTGACTTTTTGACAACGAGCGATCTTTCTTCTTCAAATGTCTATTCTCAATACAGCTCCACTACAAAAGAATATGGTGCTGGTAAATTCCCAGAATCTACAGAAGCGTCTGGTAAAATGTCTCAAAAGGCTGCAGAGAGCGCAAACGCTGCATCTCCACAAAGAGCTGCAGATTCTATCAACAATACTAAAGGCAAAGGATCGATGAAAGCATCTGAAATACCAAGACCTGATGCTAAAGTTGATATGACACCGAGAGATCAGGCAGTCGCGGCAGCAACGTCTGTGTCATCGACACCAGTCGACGGTTCTGCTAAATCTTTCTTCGTCAGTAATTTTAAATCTGTGCCTAGCTCTATTACAAGTGGCATGGATGAATCTTCATCAAATACAGATAACGTCGCTTCCAATCTTTCATAAAATCAGTGATATATACTACTATAATCTAATAATCTAATAGTATATTATGACTGAGAAAGAAAACCTGACTGAGAAGCTTCAGGTCTTACTTTCTAAAAGTGA